CAATTAAACCGGCAATCGCCACAGCATCATCGGCCAGAGCAACACCATCCGTACCTAAAGCGTCAACAAGAGACTTTGCCGTACCGAGATCAGTACCTATCGAACCCGTTCCTGCTATGTAATTAGCTAATGAACCAGCCGCCGGTGCCGCCATGAGAGCCACACCGTCAGTTGTGTAGTTCTCCCTGCGGTCGATCATAACCTTATCGGTTACAGCCAGTGCTCCGCCCCACACGGGACTAACCGTGAATAGCCCGGTATCGCTCGCATAGTCCGTAATATCGACTATCTCGCCGATAGGGGCACCGGCATCGTGAGTGTAGGTGCAGACCGCTACCCAGTCCTCGTTAAAATAATCGTCGCCGTAACCGGTCAACCCCGTAGAAATTATCTGTGCCGTTGTCCCTACCGATGTACACGTGGCTCGAAGCTCATCTACATTCAGGGCGGCGACATTGGTAAGAAGCGAATCCGTATCGGCCCCGATAGCCTTGAGACTATGCTTGGTATTGTCATAGTTGGCCGTTGCCGGGTCTGCCGCGTTATCCATCAAATAAGCTAAGATACTGTGAGAAGCCACGCTTGCCGGATAAACCGCCGAAGTGCCATCCGCTGCTGAAGCCAGCTTATCGAGACTGTCCGCCTCGATAGCCGCCGTTGACATTACAGTAACCGAATCGTCGGCGGGTATAGTGTAAGTAGAGTCCGAACAGGTCAGCTTATTGTTGACAGCGAAAATATCGGCAAAATCGTAAGCCGTAGCGCCGTAAGCAGCATCTGAAATCAGGGTATTGTTGGCAATATAGAACTTGTCTGAGTTGTCGTCAATCGTAAGCGTAGCGGCAAAGATCGTATTATTTGAAATCTGGCCGCCCGTGGGAATAGTGCTCGAATTGATTACAATTCCTATACCCGAATCAATCAGGTTGCCAACGATCTCAAGGTAGTAGACCGAACCCGTTGATATACCGATAGCTGCGGTTGTAAAGCCTTCGTTGCCTATTGCCGCCCTATCAAACGTGCAACCGATGATCTTCATATCGTGGGCGGTTGTATTCCTGATACCGTAAGCCTGTCCTGCCGCCGTAGCATTGAACCGGCAGCCGATGAACTCAATGCCGTTCTGGCCCGATGGAATATCGAAAACATACGTATCCCCGGTATCACCCTGGAAGTACATATTGATGAATCGGCAGCCCATGTAATTCCCGGAAGCCGCCGCCTCAATCACATGCTCACCGAGTATTCGAGGCCTCTTACTACCGTCGTCACTGCCGACACCGATTATATCAGTCTTTCGGGCGAGCTTCGTCCAGTCCTCGTCGAAGTCGTCACCCTTAACGTAAATCCGGTTTCGGTTGGCCCCCTTATTGGTCAGGGCTATATCAGCGTGACTTGCCGCCATAGCCGTGGAAATCAGTAGGAACGGACTGTCCCAACTCTTGCCGTCGTTATCGTCGTCACCGGCATTATTGTCTACAAAATAGACCGTTCCCCCGGTATCAGACGTTGCGGATGTCCCTGAAATATCGCCCAATTCCTGAAAGAGATTATACAGGGGGTCATTGTAATTGCCGGAACCCAGATAGCCCCTGTCTCGCATATAATCGTTCAGGCTGTAAGTCTGGGCTTCGGTCGGCGTTCTGCACATTAGCACAGCAAAAAGAAGTGCTATGCAAAATATTATTCGTTTCATTTTTTTTACTCCTAATAAAGTTGTTGTTTAGCTCGGATACTTCTGAACTTTCAGGGGACTTAGAGACTCTAAGCCGAACCACGCATCGAGGTTCCCCGCTCCCGCCGCCTCGCTTGCCGGACACCAGTACAGTTCGAGGTACTTTTTCAAATTCCACCTCGGGAAGCATATACTGAACGTCGCGCCTTTGGCTAACGACGCTACGGGCAACGGATACTCGGTACTGCCGATAGCGGCTATGCAGTTATCCGCTACACTCCCGGTGGCAAACGTCGCCGAATCGCTGTTCAATACCTGAATTGACCAACCACTTGTAAGGGTGGTGAAGGTCGTACCTACCCTGACGTTCAGCCATAAGAGGTCGGATATACTCTCATCCGTTACCCCGTCTTCTTCGAGATCAAAAAAACCATTGGCTGCATAAGAATGCAATGCGGTCGTCAGGGCTTTGTTGTCCCAAATCTCCCATCTTGAATCCATGAAACTCATGTTATTTCTCCTAAAAATTTGTTGTTATTTATTCAACCGTGCTCTCGCTCGTCGAAATCGAATCGCACCTGAAAACGGGAGCGTAACCGCCAAACATCGTGACTTCCTCGCCGGAAAGGGCGTTGACCGTAGACCAGTTAGTATTCGCTTTGTCCTTGGCGCGAATCTGCATCTGGGCCTTAATCTCTTTCGTGCAGAGAATGTAAGTCGTGCGGGGACTGAAACGACCGTAATTCATCATTTCAATCAGCTTGTTCTCGTTGAACGTATTACTGCCGCCCACCGTTGCGTTGATATTCGCATACCGCCCGATGGAGAGCATGTCCTTTACGACAAAGCCCAACCACCATTTGAACTGCGTACAATAGGCGAGGTACTTATTAGTACCGCCACTGTCAGTAACCCATTCCTTGCCGTTACCGCCCGTGGGATTGCTGTTAATCGAGAGACCTAACGGCCCGCGATTGGTTACGCCCGGAGGGTAAATCAGGTAACAGGTCTTCGGGCTGAAGTCGATAACGTAAATGCTCGTACCGCCCGCATTACCGCCGTCCATCACGGTCGTTTGAGTGAGGTCGTCGAGGTACTTCTGGATACCGTCTATCTGCTCGGGGTCGCCGTCGGAGTCGCCGGAGATAATCGCATCCATTACCTGCTGCTGCATACCCTCGACAAAGGCCATGTCCTCCTGTCGGCGCGTACCTTTCGGGTCTTCGGAAGTGTCGATTAAGTCCTCGTCGATTTCCGAACGGGCCTCAAGTAACGCACATGGGAACGTCTGAACCTGGGTCGTGGACGCCTTCTTTGCCGAACCTTTGTAAAGCTTACGCCACGTACCGCGAGGATTGGATGTCCGGCGGGATACCTTGTGTGAATACCTTTGATTCGCCGCAACAGCCGGGATGAACTTGAAAACAGGATTGACTTCGTTCATGGCCTCGAATATATCGAAGAGACCACCGCCCGGAGCCGTCCTTTTGGCTACTTCGCCAAAGCTTAGTTGACTCGCTACATTTATTTCGCTCATTGCGAATTCTCCTAAAAGTCGTTAATAAAATTGTTAACTTTCGGAGAAGGTGTCCGCATGAGCGGGCTTGCTCCTAACACTTTAGGTCTGCTTGACCACGCTTATCTTTGAAGCGTTAAAGCATCAGGCTCGCCGTAGCGAGGTGTCTGAAATAACTCTCCTATAGAGAGAGTGTTGATTTACATATAACTCCTTCGTCTTTTCTCTTCTCTTTGTTTCGCTATTTGGAACGCAGTATGAATTATATTTGAAGCAACGTCATCCCCTTCATACTTGTCTATTATCTTCTCAGCGTATTTCTTGTAATCCTTCCATTTACGGTCTCGCAACCAAAACCCAAAACATATACCCGTAACTAAACAAATGCTGCACGTAATATAATAATACATCTTTCCTTACTCCTTAATTCGGGCTATTGATGTTAGACATCGTTTCCGATCTAATCAATCAGTCCTGTCCAGCAATTTGGCTTCATAATTGTTCTTCTAAAGAAATCTTTATTTGAAAAGGTCATCAGTATTTCACTGTAATCATTGTCTGCAACATCAATACGATACATTTTAAAAGTATCTGTTTTGCCACCGCCTTTCGCCCAAAGACTGAATCCTTCACATTCACAACATGGTTTTATGTTTTGTGATACTAAGATTTTATCAACAATAAGTCCTTCTCTTCCCGCCTCCCAAATTTCTCTATAAATCGTTGTGTTCAACCTGTCATAACTACGCCTTACTTCACCCTTACTCGATGTGGTCAATGCCGCATCTTCTTTAGCCTCAACATGGCCCAACTGCGAAACAAATGGCAAACAACCAACCAGTTTTAGAAAGTCTCGTCTAAGCATGTTAATTCGGTGTAATGATTCTCCTTTTCGGGACTACTAAACCCCGCTTCCTTGGCCGGGGAACCCATATATGCCACACCTGATTATCTTCGTCCTTTTGAATGTTAATCATGGCGTCCTTTGGAAATTCGTCGAAAGTCTTCTGGGGAATATCTATACCCTTAACGATAGTGACTAATATGCACAACAGGGCGCGCATATCTTCCGGGGTCAGTTGAGGCTCAACTTCTTCTTCCGGCTCTTCTACCGGCTCGATGTTTTCGTTGTCGGCTATCATTATGTATCCATTTCCGGGTAATCCAACGAACCTTTAGCTGCGGCTTGGGGTGCGCCGCCCGGAGGCGCGCCGCCTTCACCCTTGGCCTTTTGTGCCGGGTCTCTTAAAGCTCTCAAAAGAACCAGCTCAATTCCGTTCTCCTCGAAGAAAAGTCTCTTCTTTACGGACTCCCACATCTTCGGGTCGGGCTTGCCCTCGGCGTCCTTGCAAAAGCCCTGCAAGTATTCCTTTATCCACGTCTGCCTTAGAACGGCGTTGGAGTCGCCTTCACAGTCCTTACTAAACTGCTTGAATGTATCGGAGGCGATTTTCTTAATAGCCTCTTCCCTCATTCCGTTCAAGCGGTCTACAAAGGCCGTCTGGAAACCCAACAATTCATTAGCTAAACCGTTGGGAATGTTCTTTTCCTTGGCGAAGACTTTGAAATCGGCCATGCCCCGCTCGTCGATTATAGCCTTCGTTTCCTTCGAGACTTCCAAATTGTACCCGTCGGGAGTACCAGGCACGCCCTCCATCTTCGCTACGTTGGCGCGTATCTCGTTCTTCTGGTCGTCAGTCAGCTTACTGTGGTCGTCGGGCAACCAATAGGGCATGCCCGTCTTCTTCATGGCTTCGTGACCGCCCTTGAGAGCTTCGTTAACGTCGGTGTACTTTGAATAAGCCTTAGCTGCTTCCGGGTTCTCCGACAAGTAAGGATGGTCTGCGTGCCATGCGGGGGCTTCACCACCGCCACCACCACCGCCGTCACCTTCGGCGTAGAAAACTATATTGCCGAACCTTCTTCTGAATAACTCCTTATACATTATTTGTACCTTTCCAGTATTTCTTCCGCCTTCTTCCGCGCTTCAGGTGATATACCCTTGCGCACTTTTCCTTCTTCGGTCAGGTAAGCGCGAACTTCCCTGTTCTCGAAGAACAACTGACTGAACGGAACATCTTCGTCCAAATCAGACCTCTCCGGCAATCGGCCAACTTCGACATTGGGCATTGTCACGGCTTCACGCCTCTGCTCCTGCTCCTGCTGCCGAATATCCGGCAAGTCATCGACATTGACGAATTCGCCCTTACGCTTGACCTTTATTACTGTTTCGTGCATGGTTAGAATCCGTATCTTTTGAGTATCTCCTTTGCTATTTTCTGGTCGGTCGGCTTGAGACCGCCACGTACCAGGCCGTTTTCGGTGATGTAAGGGGCAAGAACTTTGTGCTTTCTCGGCCAGTCCTGACTTAACGCCTGTTGAGGTGTCATGTCGGCCCTGGCTTTGGCTCTCGCTTCGGCCTGCTTTTCCGCAGATTGGGCAAGCAGTTTCTCTCTATCGGCTTTGGCAACTTCGGCATCAGCGGCTTTCTTCTCGGCTTCAGCCTTTTCGTCAGTAACTCCCGGCTGTGCTTGCGAAAGCAAGAGTGTGTACAAATCATTGTAATTCGCTTCCGGGTCGAAAGTTACTTCCTGCTTCGTGAGTGCTTCAATTAAATCTTTTTTCTTCATTCGCGCCATTATTATTCTCCTATACTTGAAATTATCGATCTCGCCACGGCTAACAACATCTTGTTACGATCCGGGCGTAAATGCTTTATCTTCTTAACTATGTGGTTGTGTACCCCAATTTGCTCCGGTTTTAGTTCCCCGAATATAAAGTCCAGGTCCTCAGCCAACAGGCCGGGACAGCCCTGGTAAACCTTCAATAACTCGTTACGAGTCGGTAACCATTCAATTCTTTCCGTCATGCCGCACCCACTAAATCGCTAAAATTGCACTCATCCTTCATAAACATTCTTTCTATATCAGATGAGCATTCCCATTGATGTGACTCGCATCCAAAATCACAACCAGCGTTACATCGCTTCATCCATAACCGGTCACCATCTCTCAATTCCATAAGAATTTCTTCCAAGAAACCTTTGCCACACCTGGGACATATCTCTTTTGCTATCATGCCACACCTTCCAGTTCTTCCCAATCCAACCAGGGTTTCGGCCTATAAACGTCTTTGTTACACTTTTTACACCGATAAACAGACCGTGTCTGGCCGCCCAAACGCACAGCAAGAGTATCGTTATACGCATGGAACAATAATGGATCATGTTTACATTCTTTCATGCCGCACCTGTCAGTAATTTAAGAGGTATCTTCTCTATGGAATCATCAACATAGCACCAAGGTTGACCCACTGAGTGTGTTGTATGCCCGCAACTTGCCCATTCGGGATTTGTGTGTTTTACTCTGATATTAAAACCCAATGAATCTTGATCCCAATAAAATTGACATTCATCGTATTCCGGGTCGAAAACTGAAGAATCTATAACCCTGAATTTATCTCCCGCATAGACTCTTTTTCCGTTTCTGTCCCTACAAACATATCTTCGTTTTTTCTTCATGCCGTACTCCCTGTAAGCAGTTTTAACGGACTGCCCTTCTCGGTAGTGCCCTGTAAGTCTTTTGTGGCGCGAGCTATCTTCGGGGCCTGCTCCGCTAACTCCGCCTGCTGCGCCCTCTGGTTCATCGCCTGTATCAAAGCCTGATAGTCGTCCTCGGATACAATATCGGTCTGGGCAAAATTACCGGCCTCCAGAACCTTCTCTAAAGCCGTACTCCACTTAATCTTCTGGATAGTGTTGGGTTCGATACCAAAGACTAATTCCGATATTCCAATGTTCCTGTAGAACTGGTTTATCTTCCTGTCCCGAACCTGCGCCATACTCAACTGGCCGATGAACTCCACATCCAGTACACCGTCGCTGTTCTCTAAAACAATGTCCGGCGGCTGGGGGAGTCGGCCCCACGGGTAAGCGGGTTCCGCCAGTCTCTCCATATCCAAAACGCCTTCGTGATTATCGCCTAATACCTGGGTCTCGTAAGTCTCTACCTGCGGAGCTAACTGGCCCGTCCGTTCGGCTTCCATCCTGAAAAGACCGTAGGCGGTCTCCGGCTGGTTACGACTGAAGGCTAACTGGTTGACCATCATAAATAACGGGACGTGAAAATGCCTCTCAATCGAACCTTTTACCCGGTCGGCTATGTCTACCGCGATATTGACGTTGGAGTGCCTTTGAATGAATTCCGGCTTTTCCTCATAATCGGATTTGTCGGCGAAGTTCTCTCCGCCCGGCCCCATATCCAAAATGCCCCTCAATGCACCCGCCGCCCACGTCGGGGGCTTTACGCTCATCTCGGCCTCCCCGAATAGGCACTCCCACAAGGCGTTGTAGCCCTTAACGTCGTATATGGCCCACCATGCCATAGACCGGCCGTAAACCTCATGCCAGTTGCGCCAGTAGTGCCATGTGCTGAATGGACGGGTGAAGTAGCCCGGACCCTTATCTTTCGGCTTTAACGTCTTTTGTTGAGTGGCGTCCTTATCATCCAGATAGACGAAAAACTCCATCCACGGATGAGTAACGTCAACTTCATCCCCTTTAGGAAGATTGTCGAATATCGGGTCACCGGCGGGATAAATGACCTG